TTCATCAACTACGTCAAAGAGAATGATGAATTCCGTAAAGAGATTGAGGACAAATTAAATGGCACGATATGATGTTCTAACTGGACAGTTTGTTTGTCACACTTGTAGAGAAGATGTGCCAACATTACGTTGGTACGCTTCCCTTAAAGAAATGACGTGGATGTGCAAACAAAAACATTTAAGTACTGTAAACCTAAACACTAAAAAAAAGAAAGCAGATTATGACAGAAAGATCGGAGAGTAAAAGAATTGGAGCGACTCAACATAAAAATTCGGGGAGGAATACGCAAAAGGGTGATGCTTCTTGGGGACAGTTTGTTGTTGACTTTAAAGAGGTTGGAAAATCGTTTACTCTCAACAAGGAAGTTTGGGCTAAGGCTACAACTGATGCAATTCGTAACAAAAAAGACCCAGCAATTGTTGTTGTACTTGGCGAGGGTAATTCTAAAGTAAGACTGGCAATTATTGAACTCAGTATCTTAGAACAATTGACTGATACCGATTCTTAGTGTATAATAGAGAGAAGTAGAAATTGGAAACAATGGAAGAAACATACAAGACAACATTAGATGCAGTCAATGGCTTATCAGAGATTGCAGATTTTATGCAGGACGAAGAACTTACCATAGCACTTACATTTATTGCTAAGGTAATTCTGAAGCCAGATATTCCAATGAACGTAGTAACAGTAGAGATTGTACGACTACAGGCAATCGCTGCTAAGATGGCATTCAAGGCTACTTGGATGGCAAACGTAGACAAGGGAGATAGGGCGAAGAAGAATATTTATTTTACCGCTGCATCAGCTATTAATGAGTTGGTTGCTGCACTTAAATATACTACTCGCTAGGTAAATATTATGGCTAAAAATTTATTAAACCAAGTTATGCTCAAGGGCATTCAAGGTCAGAAGACCTCGTTCCTTGACACAGCAGAACTAATTAAAAAGATTCAGCACGGATATATCATTAACCGTGTAGACAAGCACCAGCAGAAAAAAACATTTGCACCTAGCACGATTGCATTCTCCCACGGAGAGTGTCCTCGTTACTGGTACATTGCTTTTGAGGGTGCAAACTTCACAGACAATGCAGATGCATATGGTGGAGCTAATATGACTGCTGGTACAAAGTCACACGAACGCATCCAGGCAGCTATGGGAAATGTTCCAGACTTTCTAGTAGATTCTGAATTTAAAATTACAAGTCAGGACCCACCTATTTTTGGTTACGGTGACGTAATCCTTAAATGGGGTGGAGAAGATTTGCTTGGTGAAATTAAAACAATGCCAAGTGAAGGATTTGAATATCGTAAAGCAGCAGGGAAGCCAAAACTTGGTCACCTTGTACAGTTGCTTATCTATATGAAAATCCTTAATAGGGAACGTGCAGTACTAATCTATGAGAACAAGAATAACCACGAGTTGCTTGTCCTTCCAGTAGTGCTAAACGATTACCTAAAGGGGTGGGTAGACAATACGTTTGATTGGATGAGAGAAGTTCGTGCTGCTTGGGAAAAGAAAGAACTCCCAACTAAGAACTACCGATCAAACTCTAAGATTTGCAAGACGTGTCCAGTAAGGGCAACTTGTGATATCGCTGGTCCAGGGACTCTACAAATAAAGTCAATGGAGCCAATCAATGAAGCATTGTCAATGGTGTGATAAGCAATTCAAAAACACCGTATCCTACCAAATCTACTGCTCTCCTGAGTGTAGAGAAGCTGCAACAAAAGAAAAAATTGCAGAACGATATGTTACAAACAGGAGAAAAGAAAGATTAAAGAAAACAAGAACGTGTAAGTCTTGTGGCTCTAATTTATCAATTTACAATGATGAACCAACCTGCAACAATTGCAAGGTAAATCCATCAGATGTACTAAAAGCATTAAAAGAGATTAAGGGGATCGCTAATGGTAAACCTTGGCAAGATCAATCCTAAGCCTCAAAAGATTTGTGCTATTGATGCTAGTACAAATAGCATTGCCTTTGCTATTTTTGATAATAAAACTTTAAAGGTTTGTGGAAAAGTTAATTTCACTGGTACTAATACCTACCACAAAGTTGGAGATGCAGCAAGAAAATGTCTGTCCCTATTTAAACAATTTGACATTGACACAATCGTAATTGAACATACTGTTTTTATTAACAGTCCGAAGACTGCTGCAGACCTAGCACTAGTACAGGGAGCTATGCTGGGTTCTGCACAGATTAATGGTATTAGAGTTGCTGGATCTGTCAATCCAATCACTTGGCAATCATACATTGGCAACACAAAACTTTCAGCGGTAGAGAAACAGACATTACGCAAAGATAATCCAGATAAGTCTGACTCTTGGTATAAGGGGCAAGAACGTGAAATTAGGAAACAAAAAACAATTCACTTTGTTAATACGTATTATGATAAGTCTATTAGTGATAACGACGTGGCAGACGCTATCGGAATTGGTCACTGGGCTATTAATAATTGGGAGAAGGTGGAAAAGTAGGCTTATGGGAGCTAAACTATATCAATCAGAAACTTGGCTTCGTAAAAGATTTCATATGGATAAAAAAACTCCAGAAGAAATTGCAAAAGAATGTGGCACAAGTGTTGAAACAATTTATGTATACCTTGCCAAGTTTGGACTAAGAAAGTCAAAACGATGAGCATTGTTTATACAGGTGGAACATTTGATCTATTTCATTCAGGTCACGTAAATCTTTTGCAACGATGCAAAAGCATTGCTGGTCCAGATGGCACAGTCATAGTATCATTAAACACTGACGAGTTTATTTTTAATTACAAGGGGAAGACACCAATCTGTACTTATGAAGAGCGTAAAGCAGTGCTAGAGGCTTGTCAGTATGTTGACGTTGTAGTTCCTAATCTTGGTGGTGCTGACTCAACAATCTCTATTGGTTTGGCACAGCCTGACTACATTGTTATCGGCTCTGATTGGGCAAGACGAGACTACTATGCTCAGATGGGATTTGATCAGGACTGGCTAGATGCCAGGGGTATTGGACTAACCTATGTGCCATACACCAAAGAAGTATCTTCTACAGACATAAAGAATAGAATGAAGAAGTGAAGCAAGCAATAGTAATTGCAACATCTCCAGGTAGGTCACACTGGGTTAATGATTGCCTATCCTCACTTACAGTACCAGCACTTGTGGTTTCTGGTTATGGTCAAGAGCTTGGCAAAATCAAATGGGTGTATGACAATACAAGCATTGATAGATTTATTTTTTTACAGGATAGTGTCGTCATTCGTGATAACGACTTGTTAATGAGTTTATTTGATACAGAAGGTTCGTCTTGCATTATGTGTGGACCAAGATGTTTTGGGTCATACCTTGGACTTTATGAAAGAGAAACTTTAGACCAACTTGACATTCCAGAAGTTAAGAGTAAAATAGAATCAGTACAATATGAGATCGACTGGACACAAGAGTACATTAATAAATGTGAAAAGTTTTCTCACCCAATTCAAATTGAGCATCAGGTAATTGAAACTATTTATAAACACGGTAGAGAAAACCAAGTCTCAGTAAACAAACTATATGAAAAATGGAAAGGTACTTGGCGTACAGACCAAATTAAGGAAGACTAATGAGCGATAATCTAAAAATTACAGTGGACCAAGTTAATCACCCACCACACTATACACAAGACCCTAGTGGAGTTGAGTGCATTCAAATTACACGACACCGCAACTTTAATGTAGGTAATGCATTTAAATATTTGTGGAGGGCTGGTCTAAAAGATCAGGCTAAGACTATCCAAGATCTTGAGAAGGCTATCTTTTATATTCAAGATGAAATCAAACGACTCGAAGGAAAATTCTAATGGCTCTTAAGAAGGTTAGTAAATTTAGAGGACCAGATCCTACAGCTTACCTAGACAAAACATATCAATTTGAAATTGGCAACTTCACCATCATACAAGGTGATATCATTAGAATAACAGGAGAATACGGATTAAAATTCCAATTTGACTGTATTGTAACTAATACTCGTAATGGTGCTGTGTGGGTTGACTGCTATGAACTTGATAAGGGTAGAGTTAGAATGCTTCGTGCATTTACAACAGATCGCATTAAGCGAATCCCAGTAAGGAGAAAACGTGTCAGTCGAACAAGACCTAGTGAAACATCTTGATGAAGTAAATCAGGTTGTAGAAAAATATCTGCAGGGTAATGACCCTACGCAGATTTCAAAAGAATTGTCTCTGCCACGTCAAAAAGTTGTTGCTCACATTAAGGAGTGGCAAGTTATTGCTGGTGACAATGCTCTTATCCGTCAACGTGCTAAGGAAGCACTCGTTGCTGCAGATACACACTATAACAAACTAATTCAAAAAGCATATGAGGTTATCGACGATGCCACTACGCTTTCCAATCTTGGTGCAAAAACCGCAGGTATTAAACTAGTGCTTGACATTGAGTCTAAGCGTATTGATATGCTAC